ATTCGGAAAGGACGCGGATCTTCATTCGTCCTTCCCTTCCGCATCCTTTCCATCGCGGCCTTTGCGCACCGCAAGGCGCCAGTCAGGCGACGGCGGCGACGTACTCGTTTCGCGTTGGGCAATCCATGCGCTGCCGCCGTATGTCACCAAGTCGCCTCGGACGTAATCCGCTCCGCTGCGATAGATACCGGCGTCTATCACCATCCCATCCAACGGCAGTTCCTTGCTCACGAGGATTCCGTCCGACAGGGTGAACCCGAGTTTCAGGGTTCGGCCTTCGATGGCCGCGTGGAAGTCGTCCACTGCGGCAGCGTCTTTGCCGTCCATACCATCGCGCCCATCGCGCCCGTCGATTCCATCGGCGCCAGCAAGGCCGCGCTCGCCGGGTGCGCCGTCCTTTCCGTCTCGTCCGGGGGCGCCATCTTTTCCGTGCAAGCCATCCTTCCCGTCGACCCCATCTCGGCCCGGCGAGCCATCCTTGCCAGGCAGCCCATCCTTGCCATGAATGCCGTCGCGGCCGTCCTTGCCGTCGCGCCCGTCGATGCCGTCCTTCCCATCGCGGCCAGGATCGCCTTTCGTGCCTTCAGGAAGTTGGACTTCAAACCGCTTGCCGTTGTCGAGCACGAGGTCAAAGAACTTGCCGCTCACGTCCAGCTCGATGGCGGCTACGCCGATTCCATCGCGGCCGTCTTTGCCATCGCCGCCATTAGCACCGTCCTTGCCATCGGTCCCGCGCTCGCCGTCTCGGCCCGGTGCTCCGTCTTTCCCATTCAGACCATCGCGCCCATCCTTACCCGGAGATCCGTCCTTGCCGTCGATGCCGGGAGCGCCGTCTTTCCCAGCTAGGCCATGAGCGCCATCTTTTCCATCGACACCATCGCGGCCGTCTCTACCGGGCGCACCGTCCTTGCCGTCAATCCCATCGCGCCCGTCCTTGCCAGGAGGACCAGGCAGTCGTTGCAGAGTCTCGATTGCCGATTTGACATCCGCTAGTTCGCTCGCAACTGCTGCGGACTCCGCAAGCGATGCGGTCAGCTTTTCGATCGACGCCTGAATCGGCGCAAGTTGGCGCGCGACGAACGAGCGCACATCGGTCGCGATGCGCTCCAACATCTGTTCGTCGGTCATCGGATGTTCCTTGATGCAATCATGAATCCAGAAATCACGGCAACCAGATCGTCGTCATCCATTCGCCTGATGCGCTCGATGTCGTTCATAGAGATGTCGCCACCAGGCGGATACGTTGGCTCTTGAATATCGCCCTCGATGAACGCGTTCAGCCCGGCGGTGATCACCCGCCTCACCGATACCGCAGCAGATAGTGTCGCTTCTGCTGCCCTGGCTATAACGATTTGTGCGGACAGGCTGGCCGACGCCGACCTTGCTTCCTGCACCGCGATATTCAACGCGACTGATGCGCTACTTCCTGCTTGTAGATACGCATTCAGCGCAGCCGTTGCAGACACTGCCGCTGACAACGCAGCGTTCAGGCTTGCCGCCGTGCTGTGTGCGGCTACAAGCGCCGCGGACAGGCTGCTTGTTGAACTATGCGGCGCCTGAATCGCAACAGACAGGGCTGCCGCAACTATGCCGCCAGCCTGCAGATAGGCGTTGAGCGCAGCGGTCGCTGCCTGCGCATCCTGTACGGCTGCCGCCAGATTGGCAGTTGCAGTGGTTGCCGCCTGTAGCGCAGCACTCGCGGATGCGGATACGGTATGGCTGGTCGCGATCGCGGCATCTGCGGCCGCCGTCGATGAGTAGATGTCCTGCACCCCGGCGGCGAGGCTCGCAGTTGCTGTCTGTGCCTGCTGTACTCCTGCGGCCAGACTTGCCGACGCTGTTTGCACCGCCTGCAGTGCTGCCGCGAGCGAAGCCTGCGCCGAGCGCGCCTGTTGCAGTGCGGCGCTTAGGCTCGCCGAGTCTGTGTGCGGCGCCTGCAGCGCGGCAGAAACGGATGCCGTTGCGGTGCGCGCGATCTGCAGCGCGGCATCGAGACTAGAAACGGCCGTCTGCGCTGCAGCGGACGAGACGGTAGGCGCGGAACGACGAATTCCGCGAACATGCGGGAAAAACGGCCGACGCCTGAACATCGGCACGGGTCAGCTCCTAGACCAGCTCGCGCACGTACAGCGTGCCGCTCATCGTGACGGCGTCCGCCGGCGCAGTCTGCGTCACGCGGATCAGCGTGTTGCCCTGCGAGGCGCTGGGCCGCATGCCCTCGGGCCACCATTGAATGTACCCGGCGCGGACGTTCCAGCAGGTCGTTGCGAGCGTCACGGCCGTGCCGGCAGAGGCGACCGTCGTGTTGTTCACCTCGGCCGTGAAACCGGCCGCGGTGTCGTTCGGATTCAGCGGGGCTGGCGTTGGCGCACTGCCGCCACTGCCGCTGGTCGCGTTGCCGCGGATGATGCTGATCTGCAGCAGTTCGTCCTGCGCATCGGCCGCGTCGCTGGATTGCCCGAGTTCGATGCCGACGATCTCGATCGGTTTGTCGTCTGCCGGGGTCAATTCAAAAAGATCTTGCGCGGCGCTGACAGCGACGGCGCTGAACGTCACTGCATAGACTCTGCCCTGCATGGCGTGCTCCTAAAAATTGAGAATCGGCCGCGGGAACGCGCGGCGCATTGCGAGGGACGTTGCACTAGCGGGCGCACTACTCGGAGCCGTGTCGCCATTGGTGCCAACGCCGAACTTGCGCCAAAGTTGCGTGTTGGTATTAGCGCCCTTCAGCAGCCCGACATGCCCTGCGGTGCTGTAGGTGCTGTCGGTACTTTCGACGTTCCAAGTTCCAGGTTCGCTGGCGCCTTCGGCCCAGACCTTTGCTTTGTAGGCGGTGCCGATGATCTGGAACCGCACCCAATACCAGTTTCCGGTCGTCAGAGATAGCGTCGTGTCGCCCGCAAGTTGCGTGGCTACGCTGCCGCTCGTGCGGTAGACATAGACATCGCCAGTGCGCAGCCGAACTGCGTAGCAGGTGCGCAACGAGTCATCGCTGACGCGCACTGAGAATACTCGATTCGTCGTGCTCGTCGCCGGCAGCTGGTACAGGCCCAGCACCTCGACATCGTCGCGGTCGCCGTCCGCGTCGATGTCATCCCATGCCAGCGTTTCCAGGTGGGTGCTGGCGCTGGTAGCAATTACCTCGTCAGTGTTCTGGATCGCCCACGATGGCGCGTTATTGCCAGATACGTGAGCCAGCTCCGTCCAGTCGCTGATGCCGTCCGCATCGGAAAAGTCGCGGAAATACGTTGCCACGGGTCAGCCGATCAGAAGGCGTCGCGCACGTCGCCGGATTCGATATTGTCGTCGGTCTGTAGCTGCCGCTTCAGGTGCTTCAGCAGTTGCCGAAAGCTCCAGTTGTTCTGCACAGCGGTGATGTCGAATCCGCCTTGCTCCAGCCCGTTGCGCATGTTGTTTCGGGTCTGAGCAGAAAGGCTGGACAACAAGTTGTCCAACGCGGCGTCCGGGATCAGTTTGATGTCGTTGTCACCCGTGAACTGATCGAGGTTATTCGTGGCGAGTTGGCCAAGCCCGAACGCGAATCCGTCCTTGGACCACAGACGGAAATTGACGTTTGGGTACGTGGCTACTTTCGGCCCCCACTCGTCGGGGGACACTTCCACCATCCGGGCAATGAACCAGCGTTTCATGATTTTAATTCCTATGGCTGAAGGTCGCGCCGTGTCACCACAACCGAGTCTCCATCGACATAGACGCTGACGCCATCCAGTCTCGCCACGGCCCATTCAACGGCTTGCGCGTCACCAGAACCTAGACGTTTGATGCCACGGCGACGAAACAACTCGATATCTGCGTCGAGCGCGACCAATTGGCGATCACCATTCGTGGCAATGCGCACACCATCGTCGCCAGCAACAATCTCGAACGGCGCCGGCATCAAATCTCGTCCCATGCCAGCGTCAACGTTTCGCTCGAAGTCAGCCCGCCAGAAGCCGTGTCGGCCACCGTGCAGATCATGACGAGATGGTCAGCCTTCTCGCCGGTCGACGTGTACGGGCCGGCGCCGAGCGTGAGCGCGCTGCCGGATGTGTACGAGAAGAAGTTGGTGTACCCCGATGTGCTCGTCGCCTCGGCCGGCGTGGCGTAGCTGGTCACCGCCTTCGCGTACAGCCCGACCCCGGTGCCGAGTCCGCTCGACCCGTCGCTGTACGCCTTGATGTTCGTGATCTGGCTGTACGTGCCGCCGGACACGTTGAACCGGATCCACTTTTCGAACGAGTAGTCCGTTCCGCTGGTCGGCACAACCATCGGGTTATTCAAGTCGACGGTCGCGTCATCTGCATTCTTGAAGCGGATCGTGCCGCTGGTCTTGTCGGTCGTGCTTGCACCGGCACCGTTCTTCTCAAGGATCTGGACTGTTGCAGCCATGCTGAGTTACTTCCTATGCGTATTGCGGCGACGGCCGCCGGTTGAAAATCATGTCGTCAGTGGCACGAACCTGACTTCGTCGAACGGGGCAGACGGGTGCGCGCGCACTATTTGCGCTTCCCATCGATCGCCCTCCGAAGAAAGAATGCGAGCCGCCTTCGCCAATTTGGTTTGCGGGTCGCGTTCGATGGTGGCTGTCCAAGGAACAGGATCAGGCATTGCGCCATCCCTTCCATTCAGCCCGTTCTTGCCGTCAATCCCGTCTCGTCCGTCGTGCCCATCTCGGCCTTGCTTCCCATCTGTTCCTGGCAATCCACGGGGACCGCGTTCACCGCGTTCGCCTTTCGTGCCCGGGGTGCCAGCACCTTGCAGAGATTTGAGCCACTGTTCCTCGCTGAACCGATAGCCGTGCCTGCGAGCAATCTCGTATGCGGTTTCGCTCATTGCTGCAACATCCTGCTGAACGAATCAAGCATCTGCTGACGATGGCTCATTGCCTGTTCGATCGCTTTGGCTGTCTCTGCGGTCGCGCGGGCAAGCGCTTCTTGATGTTCCGATTCTCTTGCTTCAAGGATGGAGTCCAGCATCTCGACCAACGCCTGCTTTTGTGCCTCATCGGGCGGCATTGCGGGTTGTGATTCCGGCTGCGCGGCAGATTGCGACGTGCCATTGCTGCTGAACGGATCTTCCTGCGCGTCCCTCTTCGCCAATGCTTCGAGGTTGAAGTTCTGCTGTTGCAGGTACGGAGAATCGCCTCCGGTCGTCGGCGCGTAGTTCAACTTCTTCCGCGCCTCGTTCGGTGCGACGATGCCGGAACTGACGCCTTCCTTCAGCGTCTCGATCAAGGTGCGGCTGTCCATCCGCAGCAAATCGTCAAGATCCGCTTCGATGCAGTACCCGGCAGCCTTGGCGCCGAGCCCGTCGTCTAGGGAGTTCTCGACGGCCTCAATCAACGCTTGGAGGCAATCGGAATAGTAAATCTGGTTCAGAACTTCCGCGTTCTGGTATGTCGGGATCTGGCCCAGCCCGACCTTGAATGGCGGGACGTGGAACGTGCTGCAGACCATCTCGGCAGTGATCTTCAACTGCTCGACCATCTGCGCTTCGACCGGGTTCACCGACATGGCCTCGTACTTCAGCCCATCGCCGAGAACGGCCACGCGGCCGATCTTGTCTCCGCTGAATTCGGCTTCCCAGTGATCCTTGATGCGCTTGGCCGTCTCATCCTTGATATGCGTCGGCGCGGTGAGCACGCCGCTCGGTCGGCTCATGTTCTCGAAGAACTTACGGCTGTTGCCCTGAATCTTGAGCCCCTGCATCGCGGCAAGGCCGGACGCATAGATCGGAGACAGTCCGACCAGCGGGTGATGCAGACACCACATGCGATCGTGGATGATTTCGCTGGCCGGCGCCGCGGGCACGTCACCATCGAGTCCGGCCAGGGCATCGTCGTTCAGTTGGTAGAAGACTTGCCCTGAGTCCGACACCATCGGGCGGACACGGCTCGGGTCCAGAACGTGCATCTTCACCACGACATTGCGGTTGTCCCGCTCCAGCAGCACATAGGTATTGCCGTGCGCGAGCTTGCTGAACATCCACGACTCGAAGAACTTCTGCGCAGTCTGGTAGTCGTTTGGTTTGCGCAGCACCGGAGAGAAAGCAGGAGAGTCGGCTTCGACTTCGATCCCGTTCTCGTCTTCTTGCATCAGCCGGAATTCCAGCTTGCCGATGTCCCCGGCAATCAAGGTCATGCAGGCGAACACGATCCAGTGCGCGAGCACGGCCTGTTCATCGACGTAAGGCTCGTTGGCCTGCCACGCCCCCGGCTTCCAATCGAAGATGGTCATCCATCCGCGGTCGGGTACTCCGTTGAGCACGGTCGCGTCTTTCACGATCATGTCAGTAGGCGCTCGGACGGACAGGCTTGTCTGCCCGTAGTAGCTTTGCTGCTTCCGGCGCCGGCCGCTGCGCTTCATTCTTCGTCGTCTTTGGACAGATTGACAGGTTGCATAGGCGGCAGAGACACCTCCACCGGCTCTTGCGCGACCATGTCTTTGCGCCGATAGGTGCGCCGAGTGCGTTCCTTGGCTTTATCTGCGGCCGCCTCTTCTTCCTCGTCGTGCTGTTTCTGAAAGTTGCGGGCAGCCTGATACTCGGAAACCGGCGGGTTCGGGGCCGGCGCCTCAATCAGAGACGGGAAGCGCGCCATCTTGGCTAGTTGGAGCATACCAACGTCGCGCTGATTTGCGATGAACTTGTCGCCAATCTCCAGCCGGATCCGACCGTAGCGTTGACGCCGCAGGGAAATCATTTCAGGCATTGATGCTCCTGGATCAATAGGGCGCCGAGTTTCCCCGGCGCCCCTGCATCGGTTAGATGCTAGCCGGATCGCCGTAGGTGGCGTTGCCGATGTAGGCAACCGCGGTCGATCGGCGCTTCTGCCAGTTGATCGAACGGACAACCTTGATGGCGGTCGATTCGGTCTGGAACATCGAGACGCGCTTGGCGCTCATGTCCACAGGCGTATCGCTTGCGCCGGCCGGCGAGTCATTCATCTCGATCGTGGCTTCACGCGAGATGCTGACCTGCACGCCGCTGTCGCCGATCTTCCAGATGTCGGTCGGCTTCATCATGATCAGGTCTCCCGTGCCAACGTTGTCGCCAACGTAGACCGGGAAGCCTTCCAATTCGCCGCCGTTCATCGTCATGCCCGGGAATTCGCGCTGTCCCAGCGCATTCCGCAACAGCATCATCTGGATCGCGACGGCAGGGGTCGTCACGATCGCCAGACCGCCGAGGTTCTTCTGCGTGGCGAAGTAGCCGACCAGCCCGGCCAGGTCGTCGCGCAGATCGGCAGCGGTCGTGCCTTCCGACGTGTTGGCGGTCAGCCCGTTCAGGATGCCGGCCGGCGACACACCCGACGATGCTGCAGAGGTCGATAGGAACGTGGTATCGACCTTCTGCGTGCTCGCTTCGACAAGAGCGTCACGAACCAGCATCTCGGCCGAAGGCGACGAATCGCGCAGCAGTTCGTTCGAGACGACTGCCAACGCGGCCACCTTCAGCGGGGTCAGGGACACCGTCGAGAAGTCGGCCTTCGACACGTTGATCGCCTTCGATTCGCCGACGAAGTAGCCAGTCGCCGCGCCGTCCTGCCCCTTGATCGTGACGTTTGCCGGCACGCTGCGCAGCGGCAGGCGGTCGAACACGGTCTGACCGTACAGGTAGGTGATGAAGTCGCCCGTGAATCGAGCATCGGCCTGCACGAGTTCGGCACCCCACTCGCCCGAACCCGAACCACCGCCGGCCACGTCAGCCTTGATCCACTGCACCAGTTGCGGGTTGCTCTTGCCCCAACGGGCGAGCGCGACCGCATCCGGCGTGGTCATGTTCATGTGCGCGATGGCCTTCGCGATCACCGAGCGCACGTAGGACTGGCCTGGGAACCTGTCGTCCGGGTCCGCGCTGCGAACAATGATGTTCGGCGACCGGCCACGCGACATCGAGGCACCAGCTGCCGAGTTGCCATCGACGCTGCGGCCACTGCCGGCGGCGTAGGCTTGCGCCTTGGCCGTGCGGATGTCGTCATCGATGGCGCGCAGTTCCGATTCGACGGAGTCGAACTCGGCGGCTTCGGCATCGGTGAACAGGCGATCGGCGCCCTTGGCTTCGACCAGTTCTTGCAACCGCGCGGCCTTCTGGCCGCGGTCTTCCTGCAGTTGAGCGAGAGTTTTCACTTGATTTCCCTTGGAACGGGTAGAAAAAAACCCGCCAGAGGCGGGCTGCTTCGTGGTTCCCGATACGTCGGGAGGTCGGGCGCCAGGCACGGTGCGGCCGGACGCGGCCATGTGCTTGGCGTCCAAAGACTTGACGGTTTCGATCAGCGATTTGTGAACGCCCTGATCCATCGATCGGAAGCCCTGGATGACGGCATCGGGTTGTGCGGGAATTGGCACCAGTGACAACTCGAGGACTTCGGTTTCCTTGAGCAAATAGCCGCCGGTATCCTTGATCTTTTCGTAGGCGTCATTGATGACGTTGAACCCGATCGAAACGGCGGTGATGAGCCCATAGCGGACCATCTGCCAGGCTTCATCGACGCGAGCCTTCAGGTTCCCGTCTTCCTTGACCTGCGGGATGCGAGCCTCGAACGGGATTCCGGCCTTCGTAGCGCGGCCGAACTTGGCCCGGCCGACGACTTGCTTGCTGTCGTGGTACAGGAACAAGGGGATGTCGGAAGCGACCTTGACGCCCATCGGGTCGACCACGTCACCCATGCGGTCGACAGTCGGCGTCGTGGCGATGCCGCGGATGACGCGCTGGTCTTCATCGACACTCTTGATTTCGATGAGTGAATAGGCGCGGTGTTGCATATCAGTGTCCTAAGCAAAGAAGACTTGGAACTCAGGCGATTCCGTTTCGATCGGCATCACGCCAATGGCCATTGCCAACGCCACCATGCCGTCGATCCGCCGATTGGCCGCGGGCTTTGCGAACTTCCGAGCACCGCTTTCGCCGATCGTCGTCGCGTTCCTAGCGCACATGGTCAGCACCTTGTTCCCGCCGTGCCGCAACTGTCCATTGAGCAGGCGGACTTCCAATTCACGCAGAGCTGGCGTCATCGAAGCGAAGCCCTGCCCGAAGTCGACGAACTTCTCGTCGATTTCTTCCTCGCTGAACCCGGCTTCGATCAGCCACGGCCGCAGGAACCGCATGTTGTACCGGTCGAAGGCGAGCTTCTGAACGTCGCAAGCGTCGAACACCGCCCGCAGATGCTCGGCTACGTGCCGGTACTCGATCGCCTTGCCGGGCGTTGTCAGCAACAGGCCCTCGCGCTCGAAGATGTCATACGGGATGTGATCTTTCTTCGCCTTCTCATGCAGCCCATCTTTAGGCAGCCAGAAGGTCGAATGGACACCACCATCCTCCGTGACCAGAACTAGCGCCGTCAGGTCGTGTACGGCAGACAAGTCGAGTCCGCCGTAAACCTTCTGCCCTTCAATCGGGCCTGGATCGCCGTCGTTCTGATCCCAGATATTCTTCGTGACAAACGGGGCGCTCGCCTCTACCCGCTGGTTCAGCGAGTAGTTTCGGAACTCCGGTTCGTTGCTTGGCATCTCGATTGCCAGCTTCGATTCGGTTTCCAGATCGGCCAGGGCCTTGAACTTGCCCAGAGCCGGGTTCGCCGCAAACCACGCATGACGATCATCGAGCGCGCATTCCTCGGGCGCGGTGTAAACGTGCGAGACGACTCGCGGGTCCGGCGCGTTTCTCTGCGCGTCTATCCAGATCGAGAACAGGTCCCCGTCAGTCGGCGCTTGAGTCGAGAACGCCAACAGCAGAGGGTCCGAATAGGCGCCCTGAGAAGTCGTCAGCGCCGATACGAAGTCGCTCCGCGGGCCGCTGACTTGACCGACCTCGTCCAGCAGGACCAGCGACGGAGAAAGTCCGTGGGCCGTCTTTCCTTCGGCAGAGAGCGCCTTGTATCGAACGTTTCTCGCCAGCCCGATCAAGGCTTTCGAGCTGGGTACGATGCGGATCAGTTTCGACAACTGCGGTGACAGTTGCACCATCTGCGACGCCAACTCGAATACGATCGCAGCCTGGTCACGGCTCATCGCGCCGCTTACGATCTGGCTGTTCAGCCGGGCTTCCGGGCCGGCAATGTGCGCGAGCAGGATTCCGGCGACAGTCGCGGTCTTGCCGTTCTTTCTCGCCAGTGATAGGTACGCCCGCCGCGTTCCATACGGGTTGTCGTAAACGTCGAGGATGAATTTCCGCTGGAAGTCTTCCAGCCGCATCGGCTTGCCGGCCAGGTCACCTTGCGGGACGATGCAGTAGGCTTGAATGAAGGCGCAGACCTTCTCGCCTCGGGTGCGGGTCACGATGCAAGGAGTTCGTCCTCGGCCATTTCATCGCGCAGCCGTTCCGCTTGAGCCTGCATCCCGCGCCTCATGGACTCCTTGCTAGCATCCCCGGCGATTCGGCCACCCATCCTCAAGGTCCGCATCAGGGCCATTTCACGTCGGGCCAACTGTTCGAGCACCGAAACCCGCGGGTTTGCGATCTGGGTGCCACGGTCATTCCTCAGTACGGTGCCCTCATCGTCAAGTGCCTGCGACTCGACTTCGATGTCACGCTGACACCGGGCCAACTGGGCGCCGACCACAAGGTCAGCGGCCGTCCACTCGTCGCGCGCGCGCGCCCGCACAACTCCGTCCCAGAATGGCATGTCCTCGGGCCGGAGCCGAACATGCTTCGGCGGCTCAGGCGGACCCTTCGCAGCATCGACCAGCGCCTTGATGGCGCCTTCCGCTGACTTGGCGGTGACACGTTTCATGGCGAGTTGTCGCTTCCCTAGAAATTAAGAT